TAAATCTATCTTACCACCATAGCCGTTGGTAGAACAAAATGAATCTTCAGCTATCCAAGTTTCATCAGGAAACTCTTTATCTAAATAATCTTTAATAACTTTATATGCTTTAGTCTCTGAACCGCCCATGAAACCCTGCTCAATCATAGCATGTATAATTGTACCTCGTTCCGCAGCTTTACGGCCTATGTCCTTTGAGTCTTCTTTACATCGGTGTGTAAATGCTTCTAGTGATTCACCAGGATCTTGCTCTAGTGTAATAGCTGAGTTCAGGGCTTGATTGATCTTCCAGTTTTCTAAGGACGGCTTTGCAGCCATCCCTATTATTGTTGTAACGGAAGGTACATATCCGTGTTGTCGTGCATCTCTTAGAGTAGTATTTCTTTCTCTACCATTTGCTCCGACTATTGTGTAAGTAGGCAAGCCATCTTTATTGTACCAATGCCCTGCCTCAGAAAGTTGCTCCATTAAACTGCAACACCCTCAACATCAACAAAGGCCTCAACAAGTTCAGCATCTGAACCTTTCAACTCTTGCGTGTTGTGTTCTTTCCATTTGTCTAAAACAAAGCCGTCAGACCATTTAATCCATTCTTGAAATGCCCCAAATGTTTCTGTGTCTTCATCCTTGAGATCAACTTCACCTTTAACGGAGAACAAGATAGTCGCATATGTTTGTGGAACTGTCTCTATCTTTGAGCCTAAAGTAATACTTCGCTTCAGGAGTTTAGCTTCAATAGGTACAGAGCTATCATCCTTAATTTGTTTTAAAACGTCCGTTAATGCTTTGATACTATCTTTGTTCTTGATGTCTAAGATAAATGGTATCTCATCGTTGTAACCACTTAACTCATTGCCCTGCTCATCTAAAGCAGCACCATTAAACTTAATTGTACCAAACACTATTTTAGTGCGTTTAACTGCTCTCATTAAATCTTTGACTTGTTGAGATAGGGCATCATATTCTTTCTTTGAATGATAGCCTGATGGTCTGCCAATATTAAATGTACCTTTAGTATCTTTTAAATCGCTGTAAAGATTGTTAGCCATCTCAGTGCGATCCATAACATTATTAATTGAATCCCAGTGAGTCCACTGTTCTTTCATAGCAAAGATTCTAATCTCAGGTTCGATACAATAAACAAAATCATCATTGACCTTTAACCTGAATGTACCGATAGGCAAAACTTCTATCTTAGTCATCTTGCCTTTAACTTCTTCATCCCCCATCACAGATTTATGCATAATGCTAAGTCGAGCTAGAGTAGATGATTGTTTGTTGCTGTTATCATTCTGGGTTGATAGCCCCATCATGTCAGCTAGTGCCTGTCCTGAGACACCTGATATTTGTAGTTCTGTATTCATAATTTACCTTCATATATGATATGTGAAAAGAGTTATAGTTATACTATATAACGTCCTTTGTGTCAAGCCAATTTGGTCCTATTTTCGCTTCCAAAAGCATGGGTACATTCATTTTTACATCATATGCCTCCTCAATAATTTTATCTAAATCTTTATTCATCTGTGATATTATTTCTATTACTTTATTTTTTTCGTGTGGATGTACATCAACGACAGTTGAGTCATGTACTGTATTAACTAAACAGGACTGCAAAGGCTCTAATCGTTTGTGCATTTCAAGTAAAACAACTGGTACAATGTCGCCAGTAGCAAAACCTTGGACAGGATAATTCTTTATCATTGTGAAATGCGATGGCTGTCCGTTCAGTCTACGCTCTACATCAGGGAACGCATACTGCCGACCTGATGGTGTCGTTATCTTTCTGTGCCGTAATGCTTCATCACCGAGCCTCTTGTGCCATTTAGCTATACCTTTGTACTTATCATTAAAGTGCTTGTAGTATGCGGCCTCCGCTTTACTTCTGCCATATCCACTAGCTCCAAACAAAGGAGCAAAGGTATGTCCTTTAGCGACTTGGCGTGACGTTTCTTGCCCTGCATCGGAAATAACTTTGGCTGTATAACTGTGTACATCAAACCCAGTTTCTATCTCCTTCATGGCTGTTTCATCTTGTGATAAGAATGCTGCAACTCTAAACTCTAACTGAGCGAAGTCCGCCTCTAAGATATGCCCACCTTTCCAACGAGACACAAAGACCCGTTTAACGGGGAACGTACCTCCTCTTGGCATATTCTGCATGTTGGGGTTACGTCCACTAAACCTACCTGTTGCAGTAATATGTTGCGTTAAACCTACATGAAGAAAGCCATCCTCTTTTGTGTAATTGCTAATACCATCTACGAATGAGCTAAGGTAAGTTGATACAGCCGACAGTCGTTTTATATCTTCTAGAAATTGTATTGCTACGTCCATCTTCCGTGTCTTAGCTGTAGCGATAAGGATGTCTAAGTTACCCTTGCTCGTACTGAAGCCGTTTGCACTTACCCATGTCTTGTTCGGTGGATTAAATCCGAGCCCAGCTAACTTCTTGGTTTGTTCTAATTGGTAGCCTCTCGCTGAACAGTCCGAACATTTGTTAGCTTTCTTGAAGTTGCTACCATCTTTCTTCTTCTTAAATCTACTACCTACACCATTACATGTAGGACAACTGAATGCCCTTGTCTTGCGAAGCAAAGTACTATTAGCTGCTACAGCATCTCGAAACTCAGGTAAGTTACTCGTAAACTCAAAAAGATCAGCCCATTCTTTCTTATCCTTTACAGATCTGCTAAAGATAACTTGAGATACTTGCTCAGGACTATTTAGATTGATTGGGGTGTCACCCATAAGATCACGAATCTGTGTCACCAACCTACGTTCAATATCAGCTTTCTCTTGTTCAAACTCTTCTCTTACTCGCTGAAGGGCGACTCTATCCACACGGAATCCTGACATGTACATTCTGGTAAGGGTTTTACAGACTTCACAGGTAATGGCTCGAACTCTATCCATTCCGTTGGAGCAGCTTTGGGAGTACCCTTCGGAATTAATAGCATGGAACAACTCTGTAGTAGTGTCGATGTCACAACCAAGATAATGAGTAAGCTCGTTAAGTGGTATTTCATTTGTGTTATATCCTTCTTTAAAATAGTTTTTTAGTGTATCATCCTTCTGAAAGTTTAAGTTTCTTCTCTCAGCACATGCTAACAAACTCACAGGCTGTTTTTGTCCTCTCTGCAAGATATACTCAGCTAACATCGTATCGTAAATTTCGCCATCATATTTAAAACCACTAGCCCACAACCACATTAGATCGTGCTGTGCATTGTGCATAATTAGCAACGTAGTCCTATCGAGTATGCTCTGTAATAACTCAGCGTTAACCCCAGTGCGGTCACTATACTCTAAGTGATCAAAGGTTAGAAGGTGTCGTTCATTGCTATCTACGTCTTTAGTACCTACTTGGACAAGGAAGTTTGTAGGCTCAAAGGGGTCCATATGTGTCTTGCCATTACGTTTCGTTACTGTGTTCTCTACATCTAATACTATTCTCATCTATTCTTCTTTACATATCCTGCACCTAAGCAAGAATAACATGTTTCAGCATTGACACTGACATTATCTGGATCTGCTGGATAAGACTCAACTTCATATATAATGCCTCGTCCACGACATACATAGCAATCAACTTCATCTTCATTCTTAAAAAATCTCATTATGTTCTCTCCTTATACAGTATACTGGGCTATGTCCCCTGCCAACTGGCAAGTGATGCGACCATGAAAGCCACCCTTTAATTTGTTCTTAGCTATATTAAGATGACGTTCTGTGTCATCCATCTCATTGCCTTCTGTTACCTTAGTCTTACCTATAAGTATCATCAGGTCAGCTTCTGCAGCTTTACCTGTCTTACTACCCTCCAACATAGATTGATCAGGCATAGCTAAACCTTCTGCTGCCGCACTCAGTTGTGACAACCAAAAGACGGCACAATTATATTCTTTCGCTATGTTTCTGGCGTGTATTGTAGCATCTCTCAGATAAACATCAGACTTATCACTGGTACGTGGCGCAAACTTATCACCCATATCAAGTATCAGTATATCTGGCTTAGTTGACTTAACTACCGCTTCTACCCACGCCAAATCTTTACCTGTTGAATCTTTAATGTGGATGTTAGCATTGACTTTATCGTAGCGCAAAGCAGCCTTAGCGTAGTTACCTTTAATTTCCTCTAGCGTCATCGTTGTAGCTGAAGATAAGTACCTTGAACCTACCCTATTAGCTGCTTCTTCGTTACATAAAATGACACACTTTGCACCTTGGTCAGCAAAGCCGTGCGGAGAGGCTATAATAGAAGCGTGGAAGCTGGTCTTTCCTGTATTTGGCCTCGCTCCGACAATAACGAAGTGACCCCCACTGATGCCTTCGACATTACGTCTGAGCGTAGGTATGTTGAACTTCCATTGTGTCTCAGTTTCATTCGCTTTTAGTAGTGCATCTATACTCATATCTTCAAACTCCACCTTTAAGTTAGGCGTAAAATCATCTTGGTAGTTCTCTACAATTCTACGCAAGGGTTCCAAACTGTTTTGCGTTCCATTAACGTAGTCAAACCCTATGTTAGCGACCTCTTCCCCGACTACTTGTTGAAACATTCGGGAGATAACTTCATTAGCTACTTCATTATTTAGTGTGCTGCTATTCGCTATCTTTCTAAATATCTTTTGGAACTGCTCTTTGTTACTAGTCGTCAATGTCTTATTTGTAGCGTAAAATAGAGCTTCTAGATCAGCGAGTGATATTCCTTGGTCATACGTTTCCATTGCGTAATCTAGGATTTGCTTAACTTTACGCACATCTTTCGTAAATATTTTATCTGGACATCTTATGCCTTTATGTAATTCGTAGAACTCTCTGTCCATTAGAGTCTTTAATAGTGATAATTCTGTCATGCTCTCTTTCTTCTCCTGCCTATATATGCCCCATTTCTGTCCCAATTAAAGTAGCGCATAGGAAAAGGCCAGTAATACCATTTGATTGGCCTTGACCCTCCTTCATTCCAAGCCTCACGGACTGCTCCCCATCGACCTAGTTGTACTAAGCCGACACATGCAGCGTACCTTTGAGGTGGCTCCTTAACTGCTACTTTAAGAGATCTCACTTAATTGTTTTCGTTTCTTTTAGCTAATGCCTGTGATGCTCCACTAAATGTATTTACTAAGTAAGGTTTAACTGATTGCGGATTCTGATGCCCAGATACTTGCATAACTCCAGCCAAATCTACCCCAGCCTCAACCATTTCTGTGATGGCGGTTCTGCGTAAGTCCATAGCATATAGACTAGCACATAAGTTAGCTTGTTTCTTTATGTCACTAACCAGGTAACTAATCTCTTGCATTGAGTAAGGTGTATATGTCTTACCTCTTCCAGGATTTGGTCTAGGACATACATAGTCTTGGAATCCAAAGTCATCCTTCTGTTGTTGCAACATCTTAATTAAGGTATCAGATATAGGTAAGTGAACCTCAGCCCCTCGTTTAGATTGTTTAATATCTAACCTATTCTCATCAAAGCTAATGCTATCCCATTTTAGTAAGCGCATATCCCCGATGCGCTGCCCAAAGTCATACGCCATATGACATATCAAAGCGATACTTCGATAGTTAAAGTCTCCATACGCTACATCTAAGAACTTCTTTATGTCTGACTTAGACCACAATACATTTCGGGTAGCATCTTTCTTACGAGATACACCTAACGTAGCGTTCTTATCTATAACCTCATTCTGCATAGCGTACTTTATAACGACAGATAATGCACTGATCCTCATGTTAGCTGTTCGTGTTCCTACTTGCAGCCACTGCTCATATGCATTTGATATATGCTTTAGAGAAAGCCTACCGATAGTTATATCGCCTAGCTTTACATTGTTTTGAACTACAGTATCACAGATCTTAGTCTGCTGATCTACGTAATCTTTTTGTGTCTTAATTGCTAAACTACGAAACTTAGGTGACTTCCTATAGTGTTCTACCGCCAGTGTTAGTGGACTACTCCTCTTTAAATCTTTCACGTTGTTAATCCTTTCAGTTTAATAATATCTTCCTCTAATTTATACTTTATATCGTCTTGCAAGCGCATAGCAATAGTGTGTCTGCCAGTCCAAGACGCTATCTCTCGTTTATATTCCAAGGTCTTGTGTGCTGCATCTGGATCGAGTGCTACGATGATGCATACAAAATCTTGTATGTATTCCATATGTTTCACGGACAAAGACGTACCTAATATAGCCATACCTGTGACATTAGGACACACACTACATATAGTGTTTGCACTGATTGCGTCTTCGACTAGCACTACAAATCCATTTGGTTCGCCACGACAGACCTGGTAAACAGGGGATATACCTGTGTATCTGTACCATTTAGGTATTGCACCATCCAAAGCCCTACCTGTTGCGTCTGTGAACCGCCCATTCTCTCTGATAGGAAAGACGGCACGCTTATCTTTAACGTCATACAGTAGCTCCGTATTGTGTAGCCCCCAACGCTCAACAAAGTCCCACAATAATGTGTGTTGGTTAGTAGGCTTTACGACATACTCAGGTAGCTCCATCAGAGTCTTAGATGGCCCCGTATCGTTACGATCATACGAAGCCATTTTCTTTTTAACTTCATGGGCAGTCATGCCTTGCCGGAACGAACCCTTCACAT